GACCCGGCTGGTCTCCCACTCTTCTGGGATCCATGCCTCGAGCGTATTGCGCGTCACTGTGGCCCTCCTGCGGGCGGCGTGATGGGGAAGCTGTTGGGCTCGGGCCCCATCACGGGCGCCTTCGCAAAGCAGGGCGGCGGCCTGTTCCGATCACCGGAACAATTCACCTGGTGCTGAATATACCTCTTGGGGTCAAGCCCTGCCCAGGAGCCGGGCAGCGTGCTGCTCGGCCGTCGACTTCGGCTTCTCCTGGGCGGCTGGCCGGGGTGCGCCGGTAGGCCTGACCTTCATCTTCCTGACGGGAGTGGCGAACAACTCCGGGTAGTCGCGGCGCAGATCGTCTATCGCGGCCTCCAGGCCGGACACGGATCCGTCCTCGTCGACGTCGAGGCTCTCGGTGTCGACGAGCTTCAGCAGCCGGGACAGCCGCGACTCGCCCTTGTCGCGGGCGGCCTGCGATTCGGGCTCCTTCTCGTCCTGTAGGAACGCGAGCGCGCCGGCTTCGACGAGAGCGGACCGGGCCGCGGTGCGTACCAGTGGCTGCCGGTAGCGCTTCTCGCCCTCCTCGCGGGCTTCACGCAGAGCCTTCTCGTGGTCGGACTCGTTGGCGCGACCCTGCTCTTCCAGCTCCTTGTTGCGGAGCCGGTGCCGCTTGGCGTCGTCGTTGGCCTTCTTCAACGCCGCCTGCGTGCGTGCCCACTCCGACTTGGACGGCGGCGCATAGTCGTCATCGCCCGGCTTCGGGTCGTCCTTCTTCGCGGGCGGCTTCGGCTTCGGCGCCTCGTCCGGCTCGGTGTCGGCTTCGACGTCCACTTCAGCGTCCGGCTCTTCGTCGACTTCGACGTCGATGTCGGGCTCGTCGGTGGCGGGGTCGGTCTGGATGCCCATCGTGTTCTCCCATCGCGGGGTTGGTTGTCGGCGTCCGTCGCGGACGCCCGGGGGTTATGCGGCTTGGGTGAAACGGCCGGTCCGCAGTGCGGCTCGGGCGCGGGCCTCTACGGCGGGCAGCAGGTCGGGTTCGGTGCGCAGGAGTTCGCGGGCCGCGCGCAGCCGGGCGGCCCGGGACTCGGAGGGGCGTGCGGTGCCGTAGCCGAGAGAACGGTGCGCCTCCCGCTGCAACGCCAGCGGAAACGGCACGCCAGACGTCGTCCAGGAGTCGTTCCAGGGCACTGTCCTGCATCTGCAGTGAGCATGCAGGGGCGGCCCGTCAATTCCCTCGGCGCCGATGTGACGCTGCCGGGGATCCCACGACAGGCCACCCGGGAAGGGTTCGTCGATCGGGACGGTGCGGCCGGCGTAGGCGAGGCAGCGCACACAGGCGTCCGCTTCCGTCACCCACAGCCTGACCTTCGCCGACGCCCGGATCACAGCGTCCAAGCCCTCGTTCACGGCGGTGTTGACGACCCAGGCGACGTGCGCGCGGATCGCAGAGAAAGTGGCGTGGCCGGCGCCGATCCCGGTCAGCAGATGCGACCAGCGCGATACCCGGTCCAGTCGCAGCAACTGCAGGGCGCGGTCGCGGCGCTGGGTAATGAGGTCGCCGATGCGGCGGGCTTCGCTGCGGACCGACCGGCTCAACCGCGGACGGGCTGGTGCGCGGCGGCGGCGCCCCGTAGCGGCTCGCAAGAACTCGCCACCCTGCGTCATCCCCAGGATCAGCGCGTCGCCGAGGCTGTCACCGAGTGCCGTGTCGGCCCGCGGGACGACGCCGTCGAGGATGCGGCGCACGGCGGCACGCACGGCCGCGAGAATGCGGCGCAGCACGCCCCCAGGCACGGCGGGCTCGTCGGGGCCGCCGAAGGCCCGGGTCCAGGCCGCGAGGGTGCGCCGGATCAGCTGGGCGAACAGGGCTTCGCTCTCCCCGAGCGCCTCCCCCACGATGCGGCCCTCGAGGTCGATGACCTGGCCGGTGTGCTCGTCCTGCACGAGGCGGGCCAGGTGCTCGCTGCGGTACGGCATCAGCCCTCCTCTTGCGTCTGGGCTAGGAGTTCGAGGTCGTCGATCGTCCCGGACAGCAGCGCGGTCACCTGCTCGCTGCTGATGACGCCGAGGGCTGCGGCAGCGCCCAGCTTCTGCGCGGAGTCCGCCAGGCTGGCGAGGACGTCGGCGCGGCGCTGCAGCTCGGAGTCGTCGACGCCGGTCAGCCACTCGTCGACCTGCTCCGCCCGGTATCCGGCTTCCATGAGGGCCTGCTTGCGCGGGACGCCGGCTCGGATCTTCTCGTTGACGGTCTGCCAGCCCTGCGCGTCCGTGACGCTCTTGGCGGGTACCCAGTCCACGGACAGGACCGGGTCGATGACTCCGAGGCGGCGCAGGGCGAAGGTGAACGCCTCGTGCGTAGCGGCTCCGTAGGACGTCTGCCGGATTTCAACCTTGCTGATGAAGGGCCCGTCCTCCTCCTGGTAGGAGACCCCGGAGCGTTGGCGGCTGGACTGCGGGTCGAACATCCGCAGGGGCGTGTCCGTGATCTGCGCCATCGCACGAATGTTGAAGTTGATCGGCTCCAGGAACACGCCAGGCTGCGCCGCATCGAACTGGCCGACCGCCTTGAACCCGCGCAGCAGCATCATCTCGCCGGGGCCGGCCTTCAGGCTGCTGTCGTCGCCGGAGTCTTTCGGGCCGACGCCCTTCTCGGGGAGGGGCCAGTCGTTGTCGTCGAAGTCACCGGGTTCCAGATCGGAAGTGTCGGTGTTGGCGGCTTCGGTGAGGGCGTAGCGCTGCGGGAAGCCCTGGTAGTCAACGGTACCCATGTGGGTGGACTGGAGTTTGGTGATGGCGTTCTGCGGGCCGTAGGCGCCGTAGTGCTCCGGTACGCCGTAGGGGCGGTCGTTGCGGAAGTGGAAGACGGGCTGCTCGCCCCAGTCGTGGTCGATAGTCCACGACTCGGGGTCTGCGTCGTCGGCAGGCCAGTGCATCCAGTCGGCGGGCTTGTCGCCCTTCGAGTTCTTGCCGGTGGTCCATCGTTCGATGCGGTCGTCGTACAGCAGCTCGACCCGGTGGTAGGGGCCGTCACACCAGCGCTTGATCGTGTACGCCTTGCGGCGCGGATTGTCCTGGCTGTAGATCACACGCACGGTCTGCGGCGAGTTGTAGAACATGTCGACGCGGACGACGTTGCCCTTGGCGTCCTCGACGGGCAGCACCATCAGGTAGGCGTCGCCGTACTCGCCGGCGCGGCGGAACAGGTCGGGCATCTCCAGGTTGAGCTGGTTGTCCTGCCAGATCTTCGAGATCAGCGTGTTCGTGGCCTCGTCAGGACTGGTGATGGACGCGATCTTCAGTCGGTTCGTGACCGCGTTCACCGGCGTCTTGGCGAAGTTGAGATCGAAATCGATGTCATGGATCGCGAGAGCGCGGCGGATCCGGATGCTGGTGAAGACCTCGGGGACCTTGCCGTCGTAGTAGGTCTGCGCCTGGTCGTAGCCGGAGCGCGCTTCCTGCAGCTCTTCGATGCCGTACATGAGGTCGGCACGCGACAAGTCATCCAATGCGACCTCCGGGCAGCGGCTTTCGGATAACGAGCGGGCTAGGCATAGGAGGCCCTGGTGGCTGTCGCAGGGGTCTTCTTCGGCGGGTTCAAGAAGCGACGAACGGCACTGCCGACCGCGTCGACCATGTCGTCGTTGGCGCCCTTGGGGAACGTGCACATCTGCTGTTCCAGCTCCGGGAGCCTGCGGGCATGCAGGACCCGGCCGCGCTGGTAGTGGTTGAGGACGCCTTCGGCGCGGGCGAACTTGGGCTCGTTCTGGTTGACGGGCTTCACCTTCACTGGCATGCCGTGGAGGATCGACTGCCACGTGTCGCCGCCCTGGTTAACCTCGACGAGGATCAGACCGATCTGCGGGTACTCGTCGAGGATTGCCAGCACCCGGTCGCGCAGGAGCGGGCCGGGCGTCACCTTCAGCGCCCACGCCGCGTGCACGGTGCAGCGCCGCAGCTGCGCCGACCACGACACCACCGCGAGGCCTGTGAAGTCGGAGCTCTTCTTTGCGGTGACCGCGGGGTCGATGCTGAGCATCATGTGGGTGACCGGGTCCGCGCCCTCGTCGCCCGGGTAGCGGAAGTCGTCCGGCGTCCACAGCGCGCCGTCCGCGGCCAGGGGATCGTTCGCCATGTTTTTCGCATACGCCCTGGTGTGCCGTATGGACGTCAGGTACGAGAGGGGCCACTTCTGCGGCCACACCGAGCGTTCCGTGCCGTCCTCGCGCTGCTCAATGGGCAGGTGGTGGTGGACGCGGAACTTCTCGTCACCGACCCAGGCGTTGACGTCGTCCCGCTCGCCCTTGCCCCAGCGGACCAGCTGATGCGTGACGGATCCGGGCATCGTCACCGTGCCGCTGAGCACCACCCGCGCGTAAATGTTGAGGGGCAAGATCGCATCCGTAATGGTCTTCAGCCGCTTGCCCGCCTGATAAGCCGAGTACATCGCCTCATCCGGCTCAACATCATCTAGCAGTAGAAGGTCGGGCCGCCGCTCGCCGACCTTCATGCCGAGGGAGCTGGAGTCGATCCCCTTTGCCGCGAACACGAAGCCGTTGCTGCGGATGACCATGTGCTTGGCGTCGGACTCCGACGCGCCCGACGGACGCCGGCCGGCCGCGCACAGCTTGGGGAAGTCGCGGCGCAGCGCGGCATTCTGATCGACCTCCTTGCGGAAGGTCGCGAGGTGCATTTCCGCCTGCGGGCCGGAATCGGCGAAGACCGCGGCGAACTTGACGTGCTCGTGGGCGGCGGCCCACAGCGGCAGGATGAACAGCATCCACGTGCTCTTGCCGGTGTCGCGGGGAGCAAGGAAGGCGTCCCGCTGCTCCATGGGCGCGGCCGGCGGGATGACCCACTGGCGGGCGATGCGCACCCATTCGAGGTGTGCGTCGGCGAAGGAGACCTGGCCTTCCGGGTCGCGCAGGTGGTGGAGGCAGTAGAGGACGGCGAAGAGCAGGGGGTCGAGGCGGGTGGCTTCGATGCGGGCGTCGCTGTACTCAGGGCTGCCGTCGAGGAGGCGCGCGTCGATGCTGGCGACCCAGGCGGGGAAGTCGAACGTCTCTGCGTTCGCTGCCGGGTCGTAGGGGTCGGCGATGCGCAGCTGGTCGACGGCGGTGTTCACTCGCTCTGCCCCCGCTCGGCGCGCAGCTGATCGGTGGTGGTGGCGTTCTTCGCCTTCATCTCGGCGACGAGCTCTTGCACCGCGATGTCCTGCTGGGTGACTTCGGTGACCTGCGCGTCAACCTTGACGGCGGCGTCGAGGCCGAGGAGGCGGCGGATGGACTCGCTGGCCTTGCGCCGGGACTCTTCGATGCGGTTGAGCCGGTCGACGGCCTGGAGGACGAACGTGTCGTCCTCGACGGGCTCGTCTTCGCCGGTGTCTGGGTTCGGTGCCCGGATGACGCGGCCGTTGTTGACGGTGATGTGCTTGCGCGCCATGACTTGCCGCACGGACTCCTCCATGTTGTGGAGGCGTTCGAGGGAGGCTTCGAGGCGGGCGAGTTCCATGGTCCGGTACTCGTCGACGCGCGGGTCGACGCGGCGTTCGGCTTCTTTTCGGACGAGGTCGCGGGCGGTGGTCGCGGGGACGCGTTCGCCGCCGGTGGGTCCGTCGGGTTCTTGGGTGAGGTCGTCGATGGCGTAGAAGGACAGGCCGCGGGCCCGGAGGTCGAAGAGGAGCGCGGCGAGGTCGGCGCGTGCGGCTTTGTTCTGCCGGTTGTACGGTGCGGGTCCGCCAGCCATGCCCCACTCCCCTCACTGCCGTCGATTCTTCAGAATTACATCACCTTCACCTTTGAATCGTAGGACATCAGCGCGGATTAGTCGCTACTCCCCTACCGCAACGCCTGTCGCGAGGGCAGCATTGAAGGCGACGGAAGGGGTGAGGATGGTCAGCGACCGAGGCGGCCGGTACGGCTACGTCGTCCGCTCACGCCAAAACGTGTACCGGGCCCTTCGCCGCAAGGGCGCCAGCAAGTCCAAGGCCGCGCGCATCAGTAACGCCGGCCGGACGTGGCCGCAGCGGTCTCGTATGGGGCGGAAAGCGGCGAAGACCCGTCAGGCGCGCGGCCGTCGGCGGTAGCATCCGCGGACCGCGCGCAGGGGGTGCGTGCGCTTGTTGGGGGGGATTGCGATGGGGATTCGACTGTCGGGCGGGATCGGCCCATTGAGGGTGTCGGCTTCGCCTGGGCGTGCCGCGTCCGGCTTCTTCGGGCTGGGGATTGCGGCGATCGTCGGCATGTTCAAGCTGATGCTCTGGATGCTGTACGCGGGCTACTGGATCCTGCGGGCCGTGTATTGGGAGGCGCCGCGGGCGGG